ATTATTATTTATTTTTTTTTTTTTTTATTTTTTTTTGAGAAAAACATTTGATTAAAAATCTTTTAGATAGACATTTGGATCAAAAATTTTATCAGGTTGTGTTTCATCAATAAGAGAGTTTCTTAAAATTTCCTTTATATTAGATACAGGCACAACATCAAAAACACCTGGTTCAATTAATGTTTTATCACTAGTTTTAATATCTTCAATATCTTTTTCATTAGATTCAGGATAAAATACTAATGTTACACCAGCTTTTTTTGCACCTCTTAATTTGTATAATAATCCTCCAATTTGTTTAACTTCACCATATTCACCAATTTCACCAGTCATTGCAATGTTATTTTTAACTTTCATTCCTAAAATATATGAAATAAAGGCTGTTGTAAATGCGGCTCCCGCAGAAGGACCATCTTTTGGTGTAGCTCCATCTGGAGTATGAACATGTAAACCATAATTACAAGCTGCCATAAATTTTTGGACATATTCTCTTTTTAATAGGTTCATTGCAGTTGTATATGAAAAAGTTGCGGATTGTTGCATAATATCTCCTTGATTTCCGGTAAGACTTAACTTAATTTCACCTCTTTTTCCGTTATAATTATCAAAAATAATTATTTTTATAATACCTCCATAACCGATATCAGTTGCATATAATCCATTAACCATACCAATACGATTTTCTTTGTGTATTTTTTCGATTTCGATGTTAGGTTTTGGTAAATATCTTTTAATTATATCTCTTGTTACAATAATGGGATTTTTAGGTGTAATATTCATACCACAATTATTTTTGCAAGGTACTTTACATATGTCACATGTTTCAGCTTCTTCACATAAACATTCAGTTTTAATATTATTTAGTTCTTTTGCTTCTTTTTTACAATTACATAAGAAAAGACCTCTTTGATATATAATATCTGCACTAATTCTAGAGAAGATGCTGTCAATTTTACGTTTTAGATCACGAACACCTGGTTCATATGTATAGTTGTCAACAATAAAATCGATGTCTTCGTCAGATATTAGGATACTTTTATGTTCTAAACCAATACCTTCAACAATTTCTTTTAATAGAAAGTCTTGGCAAATTTTTAATTTATCTTTTGCTGTGTATGCTTTAACATCAATTTGATGAATACGATTTAATAAAATTTTGTCGACTTTTCTTTTGTCATTATAGGAAAATACGAATAATACTTTGTCAAGAGGAAATGTGACTTCCTGGAAGAATTTGTCGTTGAATGCAGCATTCATGTTTTGATCAGTTAAATTAATTAGGACATTTTGAATTTCATCTGTACCATATTTACGACTTGTTTTATCTAATTCATCAAAAAATAATATACATCGTGCCTTTCCTGCCTCAACCATTTTCCTTACAATCAATCCTGGTTGGGCAGCACTGTATGTGAATGAGTGACCGTTTAGTACGGCTGCATCCTCAACACCACATAACGAAATACTGCAACAAGGAATACCTAATGCTTCACCTAATCCTTTAGCAATTAGTGTTTTACCGACACCAGGAGGGCCAACAAGACCAAGTGCTTTGCCAATACTTTTAGGATTCATTAACCATTTGCAAATGATTTCTTGAATAACTCTTTTGCATTCCTTGTGGCCATATACTTGTTTATTCAGTACTCTGGCAACATTATCCATAAATTCTCTCGATTTTGTTAAACTTTTACCAATAGTTTCAAATGAAATATCTTGTACATCATTCCATGGATAATTGGAAAGGATATCGACAAAGATTTTATTTTTGGTAGTTTCACTCGAGTTAAATTTTTGTTCTTCTAATTTGTCAAATATTAATTTTTTAATTTTAATTGGTATGTTGTTATTGGCAGCCAATTGTTTCCTGATATCGATATCTGTTTCAGATAAATTTTTAAGCTTTTCTAATTCTGATTTAATATTTAGTGCGGATTTTTTTAATTTCATTTGTAATGTATAGGTTAAACGTCTGTAAATAATTTCTGCAATAATTTCAGCACCATATTTTTTGTCTTTTGTTAGTCCAAATAAGAGTCCTGCAATATTAATACAATCATCTGGACCTAACAATAATAATCTAATTATTGTATACATATTTTTTAAATTATTTTGTGAATCTTTAGTAAATTCATCCATGAGATTTTTAAAATTCATTTTTGATAAAGTAGAATATTTTTTAAAATCAGATTCTAATTTTTCCAAAAATTCTTTTTCATCATAAGATAACAATTCTCCGACTGATAAATTTTTCATATAAACATTTGCAAATACTGGATTAACTGATTTTAATTTTTCACTTGCTAATATAAATGCTCTCTTCTTTTTATATATAAAATGTTTTGATATTTGTGATGTTCTAATTACACATTGAATAGAATCAGATATAAAATAACCTCCCATAATAATTATTTGGTTATGTTCCGGATATAGTATGGAAACTTCAGCATAAGAATCTATGTAAATTTCGTTTGAAGGAGTAACAATCATATTGCTTTTAATATAAAATTCATCTTGTTTGGGTATGTCGAGATTTTGTATTTTATATGATACTGGAACAAAGATCGAGTTATATAGATCAAACATTTCTTTAAATTCAATTAATTTTTCTTGTGGCTTTTTTTCTTGTGACATTAATTTTTCTGTGACTAATTCTTTATAATTGTAACCTATTAATAAATTTAATGCATCATCGACCGAATAAAATCCAACTTCAGAACATAATTTTAATAATTTATCAGACATTTTGCCAAAATCTTCTAAAATCAAATCTCTCATTTTACTTATTTTTTCGATTTTACAAAGCTCATTCAATAACTGATTGTTGTTACTGTATTTCAAATAACTATTTATCAAGTCAAACATGTATTTTTCACTTTTGTTACTTCTGGAATTTTTATTTTTTCTTGTTTTATTTTTGTGTTTTTTAGGTTTGTTTGTATTATTATCGGAATATTCATTAGTAGTTTCTGTGTCTATCTCTAGAACATCACTACTATCATTATTGTCATTTAGTTCAACTCCATCCGGGGAATCAACATTATTATTTTCATTATTTGAAGACATATCATTATCATTGTTAGTGTTATCCTCATTGTTATTAGTCGAATTATTTGTATTATATTTATTACTTAACGAATCAATCTTAAAATTAGTGACTACTTCATCATTATTTCTCAACATTCTTAAATCTTTTAATTTGGCATTATAAACATCATTATTTAAAAAACAAATTATTTCACTTAAAATTTTCATACAATTGTTACGAACATTAATATTTATATAATTTTCTTTGTATAACGTTTCAATATGCTGATTTTGATTCTGTAATAATTGCGTGTATCTCCTATATTCATGTTGCAACAAACTAATTTTGAAATCTGTCATGTTGGAGTCTGTCATTATATTATTTATTGAAAAAAAATAATTATTGAATGGGAAAATATAAAATCACGAAAATTATAATTTATATGGTATATAAATAATTTTATTCTATATTAATATAATGTGTTTTTATTTGTAAAATTTTTATGTATATAAATACTATATAATTATTTATGTCAAATTTAGAATCCGTTAACAAGGGAAATTTGTCTGACCAAGTAGTTTCTGCTTCTAGTGAAAAGACCAAAAAAGTGCGCAAACCACGAGTTAAAAAAGAAGTAGTTGAATCTGCCAATAAAGTTAATTCATCAGAACAAGTACCAGCAGAAGCAAGTGAAAAACCCAAAAAAGTTCGCAAACCAAGAGTTAAAAAAGAGGCTGTTGAATCTGAACAAAATAATGGTAAGAAAAATAAAAAACCTCTTAGAGTATATAAATGTATGCATAATGATGTTTTTTATAAAGAATGTACAGGTACTGCACCAATGCAAGCAGGTAGAAAAGCATTAAAAAGTATAATTAAAGCTGATAAAAATTATGTTGATGGGCAAAATATTCATTATACAATTGTCGAATCTAGTGAGGGTAAAAATGATACAATTCACAAATATTATGGCAATCGAACTCTCAAACAAAATCCAGTTGTTGTTCATCTTAATAAAGATGTTGAAGGTAAGGATCCCAAAAATGTTATCACATATAAATATGATTATAATGTATATAAAATTAAGAAATCCGGAGATGACAATCCTGCAAATGTAGCAAAACAAGGAAACTAATCTAATAATTAATTAATTTTAATCTTATTAAAATATAATTTCTAATTATATTTTAATTTCCACTAAATTTTTATTTTATCAGATTAATTTTATAAAATTTCGAGATAAAAAATAAAATAAAATAATTTATATTTAAATTCAAATATAATCCTAATTCTGAAGAATCTTTCAAAAATACCAGAACAACATAATTTTTAACTAAATATTTACCATAGCTATTAAATAGATTTGAAAAAGTTTAAATATACAAAAATAAATGACATAAATTCATTTTCTTGTCATGCATATCCAAAATTTTATTCGTAAAATAATTACCAAACCAGATTTATACAATAAATAAAAAAATTGAATATTAAAATTATTCAAAATAAAAAATAATGTGATTTAGGACAAACATGACAGTTATTAGCAAATACAAAATAGAAAATAAATATTTAATTTTGGGAGAGAATATCAAAAAGTTAAAATTATTAAATGATAAATTAACTTTTCAGATAATCGTCTCCAATACCATAAAATTATTATAGTCAATATCAAAATCAATTAGTGATAATAAATTTGAGAATAAAATTCCAACAGAATTATTCCTTAATATATTTCTCTATTTACCACGTGAATATATTTTACGTTGCGAAAAAGTATGTACAAATTGGCTAAAATGTTTTCGTAGTGATGTGTCAAAAAAATATTTTCATCATTAAAATATATATTTTGTTATCGACTCGACAAAATTAGTCATTATCCCAGAACATTAGCTAAAATAGGCAATCACATACATTTACCTAGTTACTACGAGTCATGGAAATTGAATGCAGAAAGTCCTTTTCTTGTTGGAAATGATATTCATGCAAGATTAATATCTTCAAATGAAAATTATATATGTACAACGTCAAGATAATATTAAAATTTTTTCGTCAAATATGGAATTAATAAATGAAATGAAAATTGAATATTGTCAAGGTTTGGCAATAGATAATAATAATAGAATCTACATATCAACAAACAACAAATTTTATATTTATAATTTAGAAAAAAATTAATAAATTCATGGGATTTATATAATAATAGGAATAATGCTCTTGCATTTAGAAATATTGCAATATGTAAAAATGAAATTTTTCTGATTGATAGCTTTTTACATCGAATTTTTGTGTTTTCCACGAAGGAAAAATTATTAGATCTTGGAGTAAATATGGTAATGAATCTGATAATTTTAAATATCATCATGGATTACCATTAGTCGAAATATTGTTTTTATTGTTGATTTAGAAAATGAAAGGATTCAAGCTTTTAGACTCGATGGTAAATTTATTCTTAAATTTGATTATTACGAAAAATTTAGGGATGCAGATATTATAATAATTAATGATCGCGCATATGTTAATGATTCAAAAAATGGTAGAATTATGTGATTTAAATTATATTTTTTTAAAAATTTGATTCTAAATAACATAACTAATTTGCAAAAAATTTTTTATATATTTAATTTTTAATTTGAATTTATTAATTACAAATAATTAAAAAAATTATGTACTTGAAATAAAATATTTCACAAAATATTAAATATTTCAAAATGAAATGTGTAAAATAAAGTAAATCCATAAATTTTAATAATTAAATTAAAAATATAGAATAATAGAACCGAAATTTAAATTATTGTATAAAATATAATATCATGTTATATTATTATGCATAAATTTTATGATAAAATGGGAAATAATAGTTTATTAGTATCATATGATAATTTAAATAAAAAATTTGTATTTTATAATATGTCTCAAACTTTATTGGGTTATTTTACAATATCTCAATTAATGAAATATTTTGGAAATTGTAAAGATACATCCTTAGAATTTATGCCTGAAATTGACCTTGAATCTTATGATATTATAGAGACATTTATTGGTGATGTATCAACAGAAAATTCAGTAACAAAAATAAGACTAAAAAGTCATGTTATATCACCATTTATGGGAAATATTGAATTATTGATTAAATTAAATTTGGGCGTTAAAAAATTTATTCAATCAAAATTAAATAGTTACTTAGATTTATCCGATAATTGTAACAAAAATAAAAAAAACAAACAAATTAAAATTATTCAAAATCTAAAAGAATTTCAACATTTAATGCTTAATCATACATTATCCATAATATCTTACATATATGAAGAAACAAGAGATGATCCTTTAAGAAGACAACTAAGAGAAAATCTACTAAAATATTCCCTTGATATATCTCAAGATATTACAAAATATATTTCGGAAAAAATAGATCAGGAAAATAAGTATTTAAATAATTTAAGAGATAATTTGTATGAAATTACGTCAATAAAAATAGCACTAAATAAAAAAATAACAAATTTAAATTCAAATATTGAAGTACAAAATAAATATATAATTTCTTTATTAAGTAAAATAGAAGTGATTTCTAATATTAAGAATGAATCGCAAAATGGTGGGAATAATTTTTCTGATGATTATGATGATTATTATGATGATCAAAATGAGATTTCTAGTTCTGGGACCGTCCAAAAAATTATTGATATAACTCCAAATCATGAAAGTAATTCTCAAAGACAAGAATCAACTCAAAAAAGGGAATTTGAAATACCTTCTATGAAAGAGCTAAGCATTGGAAGTCCATCTAAATCCAAAAAAAATTCTTCGAACAAAATTGTTTTTGATTCGAAAAAAATAGAGAAAATTTTAGAAAATGAAAATGGTTTCATATTGGATGATGACAATAATAATTCTATTTTTGAATATGATAATATAAAATATTTATCGAGTGAAAATGAGATGAAAAATAATAAAAAAAATAATAATAGGGAAAAATCTGAAAATAAAAATCTATTCGAAACTAAACATTTACCTAGTGAAAAAAACGATAAAAAAAATAATAATAATAAGGAAAAATCCGAAAAAAAAAATACATTTGAAACTAAACATTTATCGGGTGGAAAAGACGAGAGAAACAATAAAAAAAATAATAAAAAGGAAAAATCTGAAAATGAAAATTTATTTAATATAAAACATTTATCAAGCGAAAAAGATGAGACAAATAAGAATAATAAAAAAAATAATAAAAAAGAAAAATCTGAAAACAAAAATTTATTTGATATAAAACATTTGTCAAGTGAAAATAATAAAAAAAAAAATAAAAAATCCGAAAATAATTTATTTGATATAAAACATTTGTCAAGTGAAAAAGAGAAAAATAATAATAAGGATAAATCCGAAGAGAAAAATCCATTTGATATAAAATATTTATCAACTGAAAAAGACAAAAAAAATAATGATGACATATTTGAAAGTAAAAAGTCGATTAATACGAAATCAGACAAAGGGAAAAAAATGACAAAATCCGAAAATAAAAATAAAGCTAATAATAGTGAAACAAGCGATGACAACAAATAAAATAATATTTACTCAATAAAATATTTTTATTTATTTATA